ATCGGACGCCTTATGAGACAAGGTATGGATTGAGTCAATTTAGACAGTAGCGTTACAAAAATGCTTGACCATTACATCCTTTCCACTCACCATCACCTAAAATCTTCTTATCCCGTCCGCTCAGCCAGCCGGCAAGACCGATAAAACAACCAATTACTGCAATGGCAAACCTATATTTATTGCTCCCACACTTGTCACCTCATCTGCACAGCGCAGCGAAAGTGTTTTTGCCAGACAGTCCATCAACAGACAACCCTTTGCTGCGCTGGAATGTACGAACCGCACTGTCAGTACCGGCACCAAATTTGCCATCAATACCGCTGCTGCCAACGCTATAGCTATGTGCCATAAGCGCTGCCTACGCTGCTGTGTTTCCCTACCGGAAAGAACTGACTCATGTATCATACACCACCAATCTTACATGAATATCGGTGTCCGGCTTTGTATCGCGGCAGTTAAATGTGATGCTGCCTGCGGTGCCCGTGCTGCCGGTAATGCAGGAAAATGCGGTTTCTTCTGCCGCCGTTGGCGCTCCCGCGGCTGTGGGTGCAAGCCGGAAATCCCCGTCCTTGTCCGGTAAGCCGGAAATGCTTACCGTTTGCGAATATGGCGCGGAAGTGTTCCATCCAGAGGTAGGGAGGGGGGCACTAAACAATTGGACACCAGACGGGTATGATGGCAGCTGCAATTCCGTTCCGGATTTTGGTACTTCTGTATCTCCTATTTTTGCAGACTGTATCGCTGTTGACAGATTCGTTTTTTCTGTGTCACTGGTATACCGTTTTTCAGCAGTATCGGTAATATCGGCTGTTGTCAGGTCAACTGCGCCATTCGTGGGTGTTTTTCCATTGACGGACTGCACATATTTGTCCATATCCTGTCCGGAAGCACTAAAACGGCCCCATGCGTTGCCATGCCAGAGATAAATCGAATAAGGTTCGGCAGTACCAACATAGTACGCGTGTGTGTCGCCGCTGGGATAGGCTGCCTGCAGGTCTGCCAGTGTTGGGTAAATCGTCGTGCCAAGGACAAATGGAGCACCAGTATCGCCTTTTTCACCTTGCGGGCCTGTCGCGCCGGTATCGCCTTTCTCGCCCTGTGGACCTTGCGGACCGGTCTCACCACGAGCAGGTTTGCCAGTGTCCGTATAGGCATTTGCTGTGATGTTCCAAATTTCCCAATTTCCCGTCGCAGAGCTGATACATGGGGCATGCTGGGCGGTATCATATGCCGATTTGCTTTCGTCATTCATTGCCTCAATGCTGGAGGCAATACTTTCACGTACGTCTTTGCCATAGACCGCTTGTCGAATTTGTGCGACCTTGTCTGATACGTTTGCCATATTATCCCTCCTTAAAGATCCTGCACGCTAGTAATGCGTCCATTTTTCACATCAAGCTGTCTTGTGCTGCCGTTTTCTCCGGCGCCAAATAGGTTTAACTTCTGCGTTACGCCATCATTTTTTCCATCCAATGTTTCCCCGCCAATTGTGATTCCGTCCGGAAAGCTGGGTGCCCCATCAAATTCGGCATTTTCAATCTTTGGAGAAGATAGTTTAACACGAGAAATAGTATTATTGTTCATTGATACATCACGACCAATGACAATATCATTTAAGGAACCACTTTCAAACAGGATGGTCCAATCCCTACCGGAAGGGTCATCGGATGGACCTAAAATCCATACCGGTTCTGTGCCATCCCCAAGAGTGAAAGATGCATGATTATCCCCGGTATTAACAGCCCGGCCAGCATAGAACAGAAGTGCTGATTGACTTCCAACCAATAACATATCTGAAGAAATTTTAGCAATGGGAAGGCCAGTTGGACCATCAATTGAAATATAGTCCCCCTCTATCCAAATTGACGAAAGCTTATTTCCTTTGGTGTCATAATATGGGATGTCAATGGTCCCTCCCAAGTTAACCCGACTGCCATCTGGATTAAAAGTATCTCCTGAGACAATACAGCTTAATGTCATCTGTGGCTTTGTTTGAGCAGCATCAAACACCCTTAACCCCGAACCATTAAGTACCATTTTTGAACTGGACAAGTATTTTGATATATGCATATTAATTGTCAGAGACCCATTGTCTAGGTCAAAATTAACAACATCATCCTGACTTTTAAGAGTGCCGGTGCGGATGTGTTCTGCACTCATTGTTCCGGCAGTGATACAGTCCGCTACAATTGCACCGTCCATGGTGGCCGCGAGCTTGTATGGGCCGTCAATGCCGGTGCTGCTGTACCCCCAGCCATTCACATCCCAGCGCCAAACATGCTGGGCAGTTTTCGTATCATCCGTATCCATAATCAGGATTTCATTTGCACGGGTGACGACATGCCCTGTTGTGGCAGCTGTCAGCAAGGCGGTAGCATTGTCCTGCGCCAATTTTAGTGTGGCAGATTGGGGGGGAATATGGTCAATCTGCTGATAAATCGCATCATTGTCTTTGTTGGCACGTTCTGTGTAACTGACAGATACCGTATCGCCCAGCGTGATGGTGTCCTGCTCTGGGGCGTCAAGGTGAATGCTCCGCTTGGTGACAGGGAAAAACCGGTCCATACCGTGCGGCTTGGACAGGCAGCGAATGCGGTCACCTACCTTGATGCGTTCAAAATCACCGGACAGCAGGTGTTTGTCCACAGCGGTAACAGTTAATGCCATTTTTTCAAACTGTGTGTCATGCAGGTACTGTTCACCTTTTGTTTTCAAATTTGCGGGCAGTGTTACATTGTCAAAATGGACAACCTTAAAAACTCGTCCATAGTTAGCAATCGCATCAGAGTCACACACATAATCGCTGCCGCCATTGGCATCTGCGCAGGTGGTGTACTTTTGGAGCGCCTGCGGGTCGTCTGTCTGGTTTTCAATGGCGGCGCCCAGTGGGATTACGCAGGTCGCTAAATCATCTGCTGTGGTGTTCTCCGTGTAGTCCAGCAGATTTTCGCCAAAAGCAATCGTTTGTGTATTTGTGTTGTCAAAATCAGCCAGATAGTCAAGGTACCGGTGTCCGTCTGCGTGGCGTATGCGGATGTGTCCGCCAAGCCGTGATACCAGCTTATCGTTAATGTCATCCAGTGTGGTTTCCCAATTGGTGTAACGGTGCAGGCTGTCGTTTGAATCGGTGACAGTAACTTCACCCACTTCAAACTGCTTTGCTTCGTCCACCTGTGCGTTATGATTATCAATCAGTGTCTGCAAGAATCCGCGCACCGTTATGTCGTGATATTCGGCCGGCCGCTGGATGCTGTCTAGAAGATAGGCCAGTTCTCCCTCACAAGTGATGGTTTCGACACCATAGAAATCCTTTTCAGCGGACAGCACGCGTCCGACAAACAGGCTGTCGTTATCCTGCAGCACCTCGATTACGGACACCAGCTTTTTTATTTTTCCATATCCGGGATTGCCGGGTGGAATGCCGCAGGTAAATGAGCCAGACTTTCCTTCTGCTAGTTCCACAGTCGGGTCGGTCAGTGCAATGCCAATCAACGGATCATAAATAGGCTTACCGTCCAGCAATACTTTGTACATTACAGGTAATCTCCCTTCAACAAAATGGATACGGTGCCGGTGCCGGTCAGTGTAATGGGTGTTTCACCCGACGGAATAATAATGTCGGAGTTTTGAAATTCACCGGCAGGCAGGGAATAGGTGTTGCCGCCAATGGTCAACTGCATAGCAGCAGAGCAGGTGAAGGTCGGCACTTCCGGCCGGCTGAATCCGACTAACGTCATGGATTTGCTGCCATTTACCTGAATATCGCCATAGTCACGGATAACGCCGGTAATGAAATTAAAACCGTCCCATTGCCACGGCTCTACCGTGGAGGACAGCTCATGTTTAAACGGTTCTGCGTCTATAGAGATACTGACATCGGAAACCACATTGTTATCTTTTGAGGAAGACACGGTGCAGCGGCCGTCATAGTAATAGCCGGGGTCTGTGTCCAGCACAATCCGCATCCGCTGGCCGTGGCAGTAGTTCGCAATTTCCGAGTATACCGACTGCCATTTTTCATAGCGTAAATCCCGCAGGGAAAAAGTAAAATACAGTGTGCGCCGCTTGTAGGGGACTGTGCCGGTCAGTGCTTCGGTCAGATCCAGCACGCTGCTCATGCCCGGCACTTCAATGGTTTTCATCTGCGGTTCCGGCATGCCGATACTGTAAGACAGCAGACGCAGCCCCCAGTCTTGATAGGTATGCTTATCACCGATTTTAATGCCAAGCAAATTAACCGCCTCGCTTTACTTTAATGTCGTTTTTGCCAAATTCCTCATTGATGTGGGGAGCCAGCACTCGGCCAACTGTTTTCCCGTCCATTACGATAGGCCGGTCGTCAGTCTGTACCGTGACAGGGGCTGGCTGTACGGTTGTACTGACATGCGGTGCCGACTGCACGGCAGCAAAAGACGAATATTCTGAAAACTGAGTGGCGACATTAGCGGATTCTGCACCGACTGCTGCATACATATCCGATACCATACGATGAATGAAACCAGCATTCGGCCGTAGCACCATATTTCCTGCAACGTCTGAAACTGCATCCGTAACATATCGCATATTGGAAGTGATACCACCGCCGTACTGCTGCATCATATCGCGCGGCCAGTCCATAATATCCCGCAGCGGTCCTTCATCCGGAACCGAGAAATGCAGGAAGGATTTAATCTTGTTGGCAACATCACCAACTGCTTTTCCAACATGGCCTATCATACTGCGAATTCCACTCACCAGATGACCGATTGCTTCGCTGCCCCAGTGGAACATTTTTCCGGGAAGGGAAGAAAGGAATCCAATTGCACCGTTAAAGCCGTTTCGGATAATCGGGCTGATCCTTCCCATCACACCGCTGACACCGGAGCGCAGAGAATTAAATGCCCCCACAGCTTTGTTTCGGGCGCTGTTTGCAAAGTTCCCAACCGTTCCGCTGATTCCCGACCAAGCACTTGATGCCCGGCTATGAACGGAATTCCATATTCCAGAAGCACCGCTTTTCAATTGGTTAAAGGCCGAGATGGCGCTGTTCCTAACGCTGTTTGCTTTTGAAGAAATGGTTGAATGGATAGTGCCCCATGCAGAAGAGGCGCCGCTGTGCATTTGATTCCAGATATTAGAAGCTCCGGATTTTAGGTTATTGAAAGTGGAAATGGCCTTATTTTTAATATCATTCGCCTTATTAGAAATTGTGGAATGGATGGCGTTCCATGCGGAGGAAGCAGCGGAATGAACATTGTTCCATATGCCGGAAACATTACCTTTTAGAGCATTGAACGCTCCTACTACATTGCTTTTGATATTCTTGGCAAATCCAGTAATTCCATTACAAATGTTGGACCATGCAGAGGAAGCGCCGGAATGAACTTTATTCCATACTCCGCCCACAATTCCAGGCAGAGCTCTGAAAGCGGAAGGGACTGTTTTCGTCACAAAATTTCCGATGCTGGACCCAATAGAACTAAAGAACTTTCCCACCCCTGCAAGTGCCGCCGGGAGGGTCTTAGAAAAGAAGTTTGCAATTCCAGTGCCAATCGTTTTAAAGAAGTTCCCGATTGTGCCAAACACAGCGTTCACACCGTCGCGGAAGGCTTTGCAATGCGTATAGGCGGCAATAAGAGCAATCACGATAGCCGCAATCGCTATAACAATCAATGCGGCGGGGTTTGCAGCCAGCAAAGTAAAAAGTCCCTTAACAGCAGTACCGATTCCTTTAATACCTTTCAATAACCCGGAGCCAACCACTTTCAATCCCGAGCCGAGCACCTTTGCTGCGGAACCGATGCCAGAGCCAACCGTTTTAAATACCGTACCAAGTTTCTTGCAAACGCCGGAGACGGCTGCGGCACCAGTGCCAAAGTGAGAGAACAGTTTAGAAATTGCGCTGATTCCAGTTGCCATTTTGCCAATTGCGCCAAGTGCTGGTCCTGCGGCAGCAGCCATTCCAGCGATAATTAAAATAGCCTTTTGCGCGGGCTTGGGTAACGCAGTGAATTTATTTGCTAAATCTTGAATTTTTTTAGCAACTTTTGCAACCACCGGATTAAGAATTGTAGCCAAAGCAATTGCCGCGGTTTCAATAGACCCATTCATTTGTTCCAAGGCATATCGTGTATCTCCCATACGGGCTTTAGCCTGTCTGGATGCACTTGATTGATCGTAAGTTGCTTTTGTGTACTTGGCCAAGCCCTTTGCGCCATTATTCATCATAATAGCAGCAGCACGGCTTGCATCAGTCCCAAAAATGGTTTGCAAAGCGGCGTCTCGTGTAGCTGGGCTTAATTTTCCAAGCTTATCATGTAGAATCTGGGCAATTTCCGAGGCACTTTTCATAGTGCCATCCGAATTTCGCACATTAATTCCATAGGCTTTCATAAGCTTTGCAGCTTTTCCAGTCGGAGAAGCGAGTCTTTGCAGCATAACCTTTAAGGAAGTACCTGCATCTGCGCCGTTTACACCGGCATCTGCAAACATGCCCAAAACAGCAGTCGTATCCTGTATATTCCAGCCGGCCAAATGCGCTTGTGCGCCGCATTGGGAAAGACCTTCTGTTAGCGGCCGTACATCTGTGGAAGATGCAGCGGCTGCACCCGCCAACGCATTTGCAGCTAATGCAGATTTGTCGGCGGATAGGCCAAAAGCGCCCATGGACTGCACAACAACATTTGCGGAGTCTCCTAAGTTCATTCCAGATGCCGCTGCCAGATCCATAGTGGATTTTAAAGCACCGCCCTTAATTTGTGCTTCACTCATGCCGCCTTTTGCCAGTTCCACCATTGCTTCACCGGCTTCTTTGGCAGAAAACATGGTATCTGCGCCCATTTTAAGAGCAAGACTACGTAAGCTCCCCATGCTTGACATGGGTATGTCCAAAGCGCCGGCTGTTTGAGACATGGTATCTTCAAAATCAGCGCCGGTTTCAACTACTTTTTTACCTACAACACCAAGTGGCATTGTAATGCCAAGTGTCATTTTTGTGCCGGTAGAAGTCAGCTTTTTTCCGGTGCTTTCAAGATTTTGGGATGCCGTGCCGCCCACACTGTTGATATTATTTTTCATATCACTGCTGGTAGCAGATACCTTTTGTCCGGTGCCTTCAATTTTGCTGTCCGCAGAATTGCTGATACTGTCGAGTCCTTCTTGTATGCCTTTCCCATTGATTTTTGTGTCAATGATAATACTGCCATCATAAGCCAAATCTTTTTCACCTCCTCACAGTTTCCCGCCGTGGCGTAACTTTTCTTCAATATCGTCCAGCTTTTCCTGTTCATCAGCGGAGCGGGGCAGGGCATAGAGCTTTTTCATACGTTCATAAGCCCGCCGCTGTTCTCCTTTCATTTCGCTGGTATCGGCAGCGCGATAGTTGAGAATACGGCAGAACTTATTTTCTACCCGCAGGGAGTCGAACAGTGCCTTATACTTCCACCAGTGCAGATAGGGTATAGCCTCTAAGTCGATGCCGTAATCCGCTAGAAAGGCCGCAAAAATGTAGCCGTCGTCATAATCATAGTCATAAATTTTCCGGCCGCTGTTATCCGAATCAAGTGATTTGTCTTTAGGCTTGCCACAGCGGTAAAACCAAAGCATTTGTTTCACAGCGGCAGACAAATCAGGAGGACAGTCCGGATAGTACAGATTCAGTGCCAGCGGCAGCTTTTCACTATCCGGCACCGTGCGGTCCAGCATGAGCTGTTCAAACAGGATGGATATCCGGAAGTCGGTGTGGATAGGTACCTGACAGTCATTGATGGCTACCGATTCTGGTGCGGCATCAATCAGCAGGTTCATTTTTTCTTCGCTCGGCGTGCTGCGCGGTTCGGACTGTATTTTGCGGTGAACTGCTGTGTTTCGGCTTCAAATTCATCCCGCTGCACCTTTACCGCATCACACAGTTGGAAGATTGCCCGCATAGCGTCCCGCAGATTGCACTTGTTTCCAAAAATCTTACGGTCGGTCCCATCTCCGAAAATAGTATTAAAACATTCAAATACAGCATGGCAGGCATCGCGGATTCCACCGGAGGTGTCGTCATTCCCACCGTCGATAGCCGTCAAAGCCTTTTGGGCCTTTTGAATAGCGGAAAGTACCCGCTCATTTTCGTCCGCGTCGTAAATGTCAAGGTCAAGTTCTGTATCCTTAATTGTAATTTTACTCATGACGTACCTCCAAAAAAAAGTTTAGCCCGCTTTCTGTTCATGCGCAGGAGGCGGACATAAAAAGCCCCTATACTGGGGCTTCCTGTTATTTGGATTTACTTGTTACTGTGGCAACGCCTGCTGCAATTGCCTTGTTGCTGCTGTCAACTTCCACAACAAGAATTTGATTGCCGGTAACGGCTGCCACATCTGCGGCGCCATCCCATGCAGTCAGGCCGCTGCAATCGTCACCATAACCGGGTAGGGTAACTGTCGCAGCCGTTTGAATGCGATAACTATCTCCGGTTGCTTTTGCAGGGGACACTGTGATTTTGGTATCCCCCACATTGGTTCCGGCATTGCTGGAAACGGTTAACACACCAAGCGCCGGACTGCTGTCAGTTGCGGCTGTGAACTGCAGAGTTTCAGTGTTGAATTCTCCAATTGTCACATCACCCTGCGTGTTCATGTTGCCTTCTAACTGTGCAATTTCGCCGCCTTTGCCGGATAGTTTGTCAACAGCAAATTCCACGGTGAATTTACGCGCATAATAGGTATTGGCTTTTCCAGAAATTGGCCGGTACAGGCTGACGCGGTAGTAACTTGTCTGCACGCCAAGCAGCTGTTCCTCGCCAATGGCGGCAATATAATCCGTGACCGCATTGTCCTTGTAGCGGTCGCCGGTAATGGGAAACTGCGTCTGGTAACCGGTAGTAATGGTACTGGTGGATTTGTCGGCAGTATAATGCCGGTCAAGCGTTTTCGCTTTCGGGTCTTCGTCAATTGTTTCAAACACGCTCATAAGATGAATGTCCGGCGTATCTGTCTTGCTGACATCCAAATAATCCGCAATCAGGTTACGAAAAATGGGCGTGCCTTTTGTTTCATTCGGCATTTTTAAACCTCCTGTAAATATTGCAGCCTGCACTGAATCTGATACCGCCCAGCATCTGCACTGGTGGTAAACAGATAACCGGTAGACTGTGCCTGTATGATTTGTGCGGTTTTGCCGGTAGGCAGCTGCGGCAGTGTACCGGCTTTTGTGTTCTGCTCCATCCATTCGGACAGCTTTTCATAAAAACCGGAGTTTGCTATGTTTTGGAGTACATCTGAGCCGTAATCGTTAACTGAACGGATAACAAACAGATATTGCCGCAGACTGCTTCCGTTCGTGTACTCTTTAATAATTTCTGTTGCGGGTGTCGTATCAATGGAGTATTCCAACCCCTTTTCTGGCAGAAAGTCCACATTGATTTTATTGTTGCCCATGAGGGGGCAGGTGAGAAAGTAATCCCGCAGAGACTGAATAATCGTGTCAGCCATTACGGCCTCCTAACTTTTTCGCGCCGCGGATAATTCCGTCTCCATGGTCAATTTTCATGCGCTCAAACCAGTGGCCGCCGCGCATGGGATCATAACGGCGGGTATCGGCGGTATTGTAATACTGTGCCGCTGCATAGGGAGCAGTCCAGCGGACTTCACCACTGCCAATTTGCGTACCGAGGATGCCGGACTTTTCAAGCATACCGGTACGGAAGGGGACATAGGGGGAGGAAAGCCGCAGGACCTCACTGTCTAAAAAAGACTGGGCATGGGATAGACTGCCGGTGAATCTGCTGCCTACATGGTTCCACTTTAATTCAGCTGCAAAAGAACCCGTATGGACGCGCATTCCGGACGGAGTTGTGATATGGATGCTGTCATTCATTTTCCCTCAATCCTCCAATGCTGCATAAAAAGACTGCCGCGGCGGTTATCCCGTACGGCAGTGATGGTATAGTGTTCATGCTGGTCAAGCTCTTTCGGCTGGGTGATGTCGGTATCAAATAACCCGCGCACAATGATGTCACCCACAGCGGCAGGAATGGTATCCGATTCAGAGGCGGGAATGCGCACGGTCAGCGTATCAGCCGCCATTAAGCCGCTTTCGCCGACTGTGGCTGCCTGTTTGGCATACCAGTTGACACCGCGGTACTGTGTGCGTTCCCAGCGGTCGAGGTGCGTCGCCCTGTCATACACCTTGTGATAAATAGTGCAGTCGGCATTTGTGAGCATCTGTTACACCCCCGCATACCGCAGCGGTTCATTCGCTGGAAGCCATAAACTCGCCGCATCCAGTAGCGCAGAGTTTCGTGCCTGCTGTGCCTCTGCCGAACTTTTGAAGGATACGGAATAACCGTCTGTATTTTCTGTGGAAATACCCGCTGCACGTGCAGCTTGTACTTGCATGCCCATGTTTGTGTCAAGCAACTGTAACTTTTCGGCCACAGCGCAGACAGCGCTTTGCGCATCAGTAGTAATTTCCCAGCCATGCCGCAGCCGCCCAAACGTAATATGGTCGATAAAGGCAGCCGCTTGCCGTTCACGGTGTGGCCAGTCAGCCTCAGGAATCAAAGTGCCGTGGTAGGTGCTCTGATAGTAGTCATAATCGGCATACAAGCAAATCACTTTCCTTTCGGTTTCGCGGGTTGTCCTGATTTGGCTGTTGGTTCGGCAGCGCTTTTTACTGCTTTGTAGCCCATCCCTTCATAGCGGAGAAAATCCTTGCTGTCGATATTGCGGTAAATCCCGCCATTTTGAATCAACATATCACATCACCTCAAGCAGTCGGCTGTGCGTGCAGGTAAACACCTTTAGCCTTGTTATCCAACACAAAGGCATCGTGATATTCGCGGTACTGAAACAGCCAGCTATCATTCTTCTGGTTGGTGTCCGGATCGAAAATCTTTGGCAGCGCAAACTTCACGACCTGCGTGATGGCTTTCGGGTCAATCAGCATAAAATTGATTGCTGCCGCACCCGTGGCTTTTTCAAAGCCAAATTTGTCGGCGCCGCTGTTGAGCGTAATGGCCGTGTAGAAACGCGTCGGGGGGACATAAGCAATCGGCAGGCCATTGTAATTCTGCAGCTGATTATTTACCGCACTGTCACTGCCATACTGACGATTCAGCGCCTGTGCCAGCACCGGCTTCAGGTCGCTGTTGACATAGAGTCGGCGGCCTTCTGCAGCCGCTTCGGCGCTGTCCAAAGCACGGACCGCTTCATCAATAGCGGGAATGATGGTGTCTTTTGTCAGAGCAACCGGAGGGGCTTTCTGAATATCTGTTGCGCTGGCATATTTTGCGAAACGATAGGCATCCAGTTCCGGCACGACATGGACGCGCATGAAATCACCAGTTACTGCACCAAAGGCCATACCCAGCGTTTCCTCGTTGTCCATACGGTCAATGCTCAGTTCGGTTCCGCGCTCTTCCGTCAGTTTGAGCGTTTCCCATGCAACGGTTGTATTTCCCTGCGGATATCCGTTCTGCCGGCTGTAATCGCCAAGGCCGGAAGATTCTACTTTCATAATTTTTACTTCATTCGTGCCGGTGAAATCGGGCTTTGTGGCGGCATCCATGCCATTGGTAATGGACGCGGCTTTGTAAAGGCCGTCAATAACGGGCATAAATTTCTGTGCATATTCAATCGAATTTGGCATTATTCTTTACCTCCTGTTGCTTCCGGGGCAGAAATACCCGCGGCTTTGTAGGCCGCCGCAGCAAATGTATCAAGGCTAGTGTCGGGGGAGTCGTGATGCTCTCCAGCACTGCTGACATGTCCGGCGGTCTGGCTATCTTCTGCGGGCTTTTCATCCTCAAATAGAAAAGCCTTGTCTTTTTTTAAGTTCTGTACCTGTTCGTCAAGTCCCATCACTTTGTCGTTATCCACAGTTACGGCATCCATGTTGACAAAAGGTAATACGGCCTTGACATCATGTGCCTTCGCTCCCATCAATGCAAGATTGACCGCACTGGACTTTTTCAGATTACCGATATCGGTGTCATACTTTGTCTGTGCGTCCTTGACGTCCTGCTTCAGCTTTTCAACGTCCACACCGTCAAAGGTTTTCACCTTGCCCTGCAGATCTGCAATGGTGTCGTTGGCGGTTTTTAGCTCATTTGCCTTCCCGTCAAACTTGCCTTTGTCCACGTAGCCGCCCTCTGATAGGTCAACGAACTTTGCTTTGTGCTCACCAGCGGCCTTTTCAAAGTCGGCATAGGTGAGGGATTTGTCTCCGAACAGTTCTTTAATATCCATGATAATCTCCTTGCCGCATAGATTTATTTTATAAATGCGCAGCCACTCTGCGCCATGCGGTCCCGGCATTTTAAGCCCGGCCGGAAGGGGCAAGTTAATATGAAAAAAGCAGCCCGAAAAGGCTGCCAGTTTCTAAAATTGGGCGTAAAAATACCGCCGGGCGTGTGCCGGGCGGCTTAATTGTAATTTTCACATTTATCACATATTTCGTGTGCTTTTTGCCAACCACATGGCGGACGAAGCTTTGGCGGCAAATTCAAGCTGTCATTACCAATATTGGAGATGTCAAAGCACAGACCGGCGGCAATTTTTTTGTTCCAAATAGGGCAGAGCACTTGCTCATCTTCATTTTGTGGATTCGTGATAAAATCCATATTTTTTTGCCACCTCCAATACTTTTTTCCCTCCTTCATCAAGATGACCAATAGAAGACACGGTGCCATCTGATTTTATTGCAATAAATCCGGTTTCCGAATAGTAAACATGCTGCATACCATTGCGCTGTCGGATTGCAAATTTAGGAGATTTCGTGATGCGTTTCACATCTTTTAAAGTCATACCGCGCTCAGACAGTCTATCCAAAGCATGACCGCTAAAAGTTAGAGCGTTTGGTACGTCAGGAGCCTTTACAAGCGTCCCTTTTACTCTAATTGTACCACTCTCGCGCAGACTGTTCAACTCCTTGTTTGCAGAGTCAAGCCGCTGCTGTACCTTTGCAGCCTGTACTGCTTTTTGTGCCTGACTGCGGCCAAAAGAAACAGTTGTGTGTGCCGCATTTTCACGCGTGGCAACGACTTGCTCCCGTTCACGCTGGCGGTAAAGGCCGGTTTGACTGCAGAAGTCTTTCAGCTTCGCTTCCTGCTGTTTCAGCCGGACGGCGGCAGCATCAAACTCCTGCTTCATGGCTTTGGCAGTGGGCCCATCCTTTGCGGATTTTACCGCTTCATCATATCCTGCGGCTTTTCGCTTGCTGTCACGGATTGCCCGCTCCATTGCACGCTGTCGCTGGGTGGCATCATAGTATTTGATTTTTTCACCGTTATACTGCACCGCCTGGTTTTCATAAGTTTTTAACTTGTCGCTCGGGTAAGCACGTTCTGAAAGTCCTTCATAAAATGGGAAAAAGCTGTGCCGGCAGTGCCAGCCGCAAAGGCCAGCGCCGGTGCCATATCCGGTGGCACTCTCAAAATCGTCATACTGGTCGCTTTTGCCCGAACGGCTGAATACCTGTCCCTGCCAGACCTGATGAGATGGCCGTGCGCCTGCATGAGCAGTAGTTTCGACAAGGTCGCAGTCCATGTCATCCGCATAAGAAAGTGATATTTCTGCCGCGGTTTGATTGGTGCCAGTCAGCACCGCGCGTCGTGCGGCAACGTCCAGCCGGTCATGGTGGCCGCTGGGGTAGGTTACCCAGTCACCGCCTTCTATGGCTGCTCGTACTGCATTGCGGATAGCAGAGGTATAATCAAACGCGCCGCTTTCCACCTGTATTTCTGCAATTGTTGCCGCGTGTATGTACGCTTGCTGCGCGCCGTTGGCAGTTGTCTTAGTGAGGTTTTGCAGATAGCCGCTAGTCTTTTGCAGTCCGGCATTCAGCACTTGCATGGCGGCAGGGGCCATAGACAGCGGTGGGGGAGACAGCCCGGCAGCCGTATAGACTGTACAGTCATAAGCAATCGCTTTTAGCCCCGCTTCCCGAAAGACCTTTTGCACTTGCTGTTCGGATGCGTTGGTACAGCGGGCAACTTCGGCAATGACTTCTTCATACAGCGTCCCGGATTCCTGTGCCCGCAGGATTTGCCATGCGGCAGTTGTGGTAACACGGCCGGTTTTCATGATGCGCCGCACAACGTCCCGGACAATCAACTGGTCAAGTTCACTATACAGTTCTACAATATCGTCGGAGCAGTGTTCCAGATACTTAGGTGTCAGCATTGCCATCACCCTGCTGTTGTTTAAATCCAAACGGATTTTGCAGATCCACCGCGGGTCCCAGTGCAGCTTTCGCTTCTTCCTCGTTTTCTCCGTACCACTTGACACGGTATTCCCATTTCTGCATCAGACCATCCCGCACGTCCTGCCGGTCCCGTTCACGTTCCTGTTCCTTGTCAATGATATAGGAGTCTTCAAACTGAATTTCAATATCGCAGTTTTCGTCCACTGGCTGGCCTAAAAATTCCCGGCCAATATAGAGAATGCCGCGCACAAGATTTTGCAGAGCACGTTCCACCACAATGTAATGCTTATTGGCGTTCTGAACAAGGTCCTGCCGCTCGCCGGTGTACTGTGTGGCGGTTTGGATGGTACCGCCGTTGAACGCGTAAAATCGGGTGCCAAGCCCACACTTGAAACTGAGATAGTCAAGTGCCGCCTGAATGCCCTTTGTGTTTTCCTCCACCCGCAGGGCGGGGTTGTACTCATGCAGGGGAAGCTTACTATCGTCGTCCAGACCATTGCCGGAGGGGACGGTGAGGAACAACTGCTGTGCCATGTCGTCCGGTGTAATGACCGCGCCTTTTTCATTGTGTCGGGTCAGCGACTGATCATAGAAAACTTTTTTCCCGCCAAGCTTAAAGTCCTTGACGAAGTTATTAAATGCAATATCCACATTCTGCAGTTCATCAATGGCGTTGGCATAGATGGAAAGCCCCATGCCATTGGAGTAGGGGAGGTTGTTGGAAAGGTTCGGTTCAATGATGGAGAACCACGGTATGGCGGAACCCGTATTGATAACGGGTGCAATCCCATCCGGCAGGGGCAGAGGTCGGAAGGAACCGTCGTCATAGGCAAACAGTTCATTGCTGATAACATACAGCCCGTCTTTGCCGCGTGTGTGTTCCTCTAAGTAAATTTGATATTTGCCATGTACGAGCTGCACAGATGCAAAGGCGGCTTCCGTGATGTGCCCGGCCTGCGTGGAGATAGGGAAGATGTATGGCGCATCAAGGTAGGTGATGGCAATGCGGGACTCGGGGCCGCGCAGAATCGTGCCGGAAGCATTGACCGGAGCATTTAGCAGCCGCAGTACGAAAGCACCCGTTCCGCTATAAAAGGCACGTTCCACCAGCTCATTGCCTTTGCTCCAAAAATCATTTTCGCCCAGTACACCAGTGACCTGCTTTTCCCCCTGCACAAAGGTACTGCTTGCTTTATCCGCAATCGCAATTTCTGTCTTTTCATTTAGCAGGATGGAAGCCCAGTCCTCGCAGACCTTTTTTGCCATCTTCATGCTGTACAGTTTGCGTTCCAGCTTCCGTTCACCATCCAGCTCATAGTAACGGTGGAATGACTTTACATAACCACGCCACCATGCTTTCCAAAGCCGGATATGATTGTAATATTGTGTTTGTAGGTTTGTACCATACTTCTTGTTGAGGTATTGCAGAATCGGTGCTGTTTCCAAATTGTCCATTATGTTGTTTTCACCAGCTTTCGCATGAAACGTTCAAAGGAATACTCGAACGCATCCAGAATATCAATGTCGGATGTGAAATCATCCAGTCGCTTGTCCTCACCTTTTTGCGCCGCTTTGCTGTCCCATACAGCGCCCTCTAATCCGCGCCGCAGCAAATCGCAGCCGCGCATAAGGTGCAGCCGGTCGGTGTTCAGCAGCGTGTTGGTGCAGATAATGCGGGAAGTAATAGCGTTTTTGTCGCTGTCACCAACCGGGATATTCAGCCCAGCGGCCAGTAATGCCTTGCGCAGGGTCGTAATCAAGTATTGTTCTGCGCAGTCGGCAAAACAGTAACGAATGTAGATGCCCGGATAGTCTGCCTGAAGTTTCCGAATGAATCCAACAAATTCGCGTGCCATTCGATCAGCGTCAATTTCGCCTTTCTTGCCTGCAATGTGGTAGTCCCGCAGCACAACTAATTCACTGTAATTACGCATGACAGCGGTGGCAACGAATGTGGTTAGGGAGCGGTTGCCGCCAAAGTCAATGCCGATGCTGATAAAATCAATCTGCTTTTTGTCCACCGTATCAACCATCCAGTGCTCGGGATTGTCTGCAAACTGCCGGTAAATCAGGCCGTCTGCCGTTTTCCAAAGGCCAAGAATGAAACGGTCATAATAGACGCCGGAGTATTCTTTTTTCAGATTTGCAATGTATGCCGGGTCAAGATAGGGGTTGTCATCAATCAGGAATTGCATACAGAGCATATCCAACTCCGCACAGCGGTCAATGTACTTGACTTTGAGCCAGTGCTGTGGGCTGTCTGGGTTTGTTGTGGCAATCAGCTTTGCGCCGGGGCAGGAGAGACGGGACAGCAGCATAGAGAAGAAGTCCTCCGTGAATAGCGTTAGTTCGTCACAGTAAGCACCTTGCAGTGTCATGCCGCGAATCTTACTTTCTGCACGCGCATCGTTGACACCCTCCAAATAAATAAGCCGCCCAAATAGGCAGCCTTCTTTTTTACTCAAAGAGTAGGAAAAATGATTCTTGCCAACCAATGCTTGCAGCAGGTCCAGACAGTTACGGCGTAGGGAAGTGAGTGTCTTTGCTACCATCAGGTAATTACTTTCCTGTGGCATTGTTGCTGCCCAGAACGCCCAAAGTACTAAGCTGATCCATGTCTTTCCGGAACGGACGGAGCCTTCCAGTAGATTGATGCGCCGGAGCTTGTGCTGCTGCCAGATCTGGAGAAGCTGCTGCTGCTTTTGAGAATAGACTTTACTCATCTTCTTGCAACCCCTTTATCAGCTCCTCCAGTTGACCGGAGTCAGCAGTATTTGCATCATCCTCACCAATCAGGTTCCGCAGTTCCTTTACCGCCGGCACATCGCCGCTCTGTTCTCGGCTGCCAAAAAAGTGTTTTAAGAAGAGTTTGGAGTCAGCAGGGTTAATGCCCCTGAACCGGCTCATAGGCCCGCAGCAGCATTCCGACACGGCGGATGGATTGGAGGAAAATGCATGAACATGGAAGTACCTTTTGCAAGGCTCCCTTGCTTCCGTTTCCTGAAATTCTATAATAGCATAAACAGGTTGTCAACAGAGAAATGGAAAAAATGTTAAGCACTAAGCGGATGGCTCAACTGAAACCAGCGAGATAAGAATTGAATGAGAGCAAGATAACCCAGCCGCTTTTGAGCACGGCTGCAATTGTAAAAGGCCTCGATATATTCATGGCTTGGCGGGCAGCTTCTCTTGTGGGATAGAAATGCCAGTGGATGATTTCCTTTTTGAGAATGGAGAAAAAGCTTTCACTCCAGGCATTGTCTCCCGGAGTGCCGAGTCGTGAAAAACTTTGCTTCCAACTATAGCTGGAAATCTGTTCTTTAACGGCCTGTGACGTGTATTGACTGCCGCGGTCGCTGTGAAAAATCACTTCAGTCGGTAAATTCCAGCGCCCCTTAGCAGCATGCAGGGTATGCAAAACCAGTTCCTTTTTCATCCGCTTTTCCTGACAGCTTGCCAAAACGACGTTGGTATAGGTATCTCTGATTTGACACAGATAATCAAATCCTATTATTTTCATTGTAGCCATGGTGGCAATTACACTAGGGCTGATCAGTCAAAGCAAAAATTATGAGTTCGTTTCAGAAGTTAACGCGGATAACAGCTATAAACTGATTCAGTCAAAAATCACTGACAAGACTTCTCCAAACAGCAGCTTATCCGGCTGGACGGCGTTTCATTTTGGCTCTGTTCATGGAGGTTCGTCCGCAACAGAGAAAACTTATTATGAATTTTGTTATCAAGAAAAGGATGGAAAAATTCATGAAAAGGACATTTCCATCAGATATACGGATGGAGAGCCTAAATATCAAATGGAAACAGACACGCAAAAACTCAAGGAATCATATTTTTAAAATTTAGGTATTTTTTCTTTCTTTACGATAACGTCAGAAAAAAACAATGTGCTGTGTGTGCCACAGGGTTCCATCCAGCAGCAATTTGATTTTAGCAAAAGCAATTCTAAATAAACGTTGGAAGATAAAAAAATGATTGGAAATATTAGGGCGAAAATTTTGTGAATGCGATAAAGATGAAAAAATTATCAGATATTTTTCGTGGCACAGGCCGATATGGAAAAATTGAATTTATCGTAATCTGTGAGAGGAAAGAAAACACATGAATATCAGAATTATTTTAATCGTTTCTCATTGATTTTGGGATTTATTGGTAGAAATTACGCAGAATATAAATGCCCGGCAGCCGCAAACGAAAAAGGATACAAACGATTTTGTGGGTTGAGGAAGTTTTCGTTGTGATGGCAGTTATAAGTGGTTTAATACTTGGAACTGCCATATTCGGTTGGTTCGCAGTTATGGGTAATGCTCGGAATTACACAAAATCAGTTGTTCAAAAAGTAACGCAGACCAGCAATCTCATCGCATTGAAATCGACATCAGAGCAGGAAAGCAGTTTGGATGGCTTTGGCTGGGTTACGCTTGGCAGCGGTAACGGATACGTAAACGGCAGCAGCAAAAAAGTATCCGATTACAAATTTTATACAAAAGGCAGGAACGATGAGGTCAATCAGGTAAAGGTCAAACCAAATGATGTTATTGTGAAAATTACGATTGCAAAGCCTCATTACGGCACTGTGGAAGTAACTACCACAATGATTTTGAAGCAAAAGTATCAAGCGCTTGGAATCCGTTCTGTTCCAGCACTGATGCCTGTTACAGAAGAAAAACATATTTTATACATTCCAAAGGATTCAATCAAACAGGAATATTCGCTCAACTAAATCGGAACTAGTTCCGGATGCGAGTGAAAGAAAATGGAGAGTAAGAAACTTCTATGGACGCAACTTGTGAAGAATTTTTTCAAAAGATTCATGAGGAAGCGAAGCTGCAAGGTTTTGAAAGCTCAGAATTGGAATCATGGTATTTGGACGATCTTTGTAATCCAGATGAACTTTCAAAGATAGAAATACCTCAGTTGATAAGAATACTCGTACTTGCGTATTACAGAGGATAAACCCCTATATGGCAATGCAGAGGACTACAAGAATACGCAGCAATTTAAAAATATGCAGTGGCTTATTACCAATTATCGCAGTTTGATGAATTTGTCAATGAATTAAGATCTGTGGCAGCGACCACAACGGAGATACTTGATTTTGTCCGGCATAGCTTGAATTGTTACAAATTTTACTGTCAACTTTCCGGAGACGAAAAACATGGATGATTCATTGCCAATATCGGCAAATTTCATAATAATGTTTTAAAATAATTAATTGAATTTTTGCCGATAATATGATAAAATATTTAATAAGGGGGTGTTGTATTGAACTATTTATCAGTTGCCAATATGGCGAAAAGGTGGAATGTTTCGGAACGAACAGTTCGCAACTACTGCGCCACAGGTAAGATAGACGGTGCTTTTCTGACAGGAAAAACTTGGAGCATACCAGAGAGTGCTACAAGACCGGATAGAATTAACAAGCTTATAAACGCTCCCCGGACTCTTTTAGAAGTCTTAAAAATCGAAAAAGCGGCAAAAACGCATGGAGGTATTTATCATAGACTGCAAATTGATATGACATACAACTCCAATCATATGGAAGGTAGCCGCCTTACGCATGATCAAACAAGATATATTTTTGAGACGAATACTATCGGTGCGCAAAACGAACTTCTGAATGTAGATGATATTGTCGAAACAGCAAACCATTTCAAGTGCATTGATATGGTGATTGACGAAGCTAACTATCCTTTATCTGCAAGTTTCATCAAACAACTTCATCTTACCCTTAAAAACGGTACAAGTGACAGCCGAAAGGATTGGTTTGCAGTTGGTGACTATAAGAAGCTGCCGAACGAAGTTGGAGGGAGAGAAACTGCCCTGCCGGAGCAGGTGTCGGACAAAATGAGTGTGCTTTTGAAAAGATATCATCCTACCGAAAGAAAAACGCTTTCAGAAATCATTGATTTTCATGTCCGGTTTGAAAGCATTCATCCGTTTCAGGACGGCAACGGCCGTGTTGGCCGGCTCATTATGCTTAAGGAATGTTTGCGAAATAACATTGTTCCATTTATTATTTCGGATGATAAGAAGATGTTTTATTATCGCGGACTACAAGAATGGAATTCAGAGAAAGGCTATTTGATAGGCACCTGCCTTTCGGCACAGGATATTTTTAAGAAATATCTGGACTATTTCAAAATACCGTATCAGGATACATCTGAATTAGAATAGAGCTGAACTGTTTCTACTTTTGCAGTTTAGCAAGCTGAATCGATTTTGTGGAAAAAAGTGTTACCATTTGTGGAATGGAACCGTGCTATAATAGTAGAGTTAAAAATTATATGAACATATAAAAGCAGGCACTTGCATGAAAGATACTCATGCAGGTGCCTGCTTTTATGCAGCAAAAGGAGGTCATACAAGTGAATTTTCAAGAATGCCAGCTTATGGAACACGAGATTCTGAAAAAAGTAGTAAGCAGTACGGAAGAATGGGAAAAATTCTTATCTTGTGCCGCAAAATTCTACAAATATTCTTTTCAGAATCAACTGCTGATTTATGGGCAAAATCCAGAAGCGGAAGTATGTGCAGACCCAAATGAATGGGGTAGAGTCGCAAGAAGAGTGCAGGAGGGCGTAAAGCCAATTATACTGTACAATCATCATACAAAATGTGATGCTTCCTGAATTTTTTGCCGCGTTGTCTCACAAACCCTTTATGAAAATGGTGAACCAACAATTATTGCAATTCGACCGGACGGTGTGGGCCACTATGCACTTGAAGCAATCAGCAGCAATTTTATTACCAGCGAATACAGTCGTCACCACTTCGTATCAGTAAATGCGGAAGGCACTATTGAGCCGGATTGTTATTTAGGCCGGACAATCGCCGCAAAAAGCTGCTTATACATAAATAAAGAAAAAGCTCGCCATGCAGGGTGGCCGACGCTACAATTGCGTAAGTCTTCTACACGTTCGAACTTTTAAAGTACTATTATATACCAAATTGAGAAAAGTGTCAATGAAAATGCATACAAAAATATTGAAAATCTTACAAATAATGAGCATGCGATTTTAGAGCGAAAAGCGGAACCAGTTCCGACCATAGGAAATACAGACCAATTTCATATTGGGCAGACACCAGTTCCGAGTGCGGAAAGTCCTTATCCGGTTGGTACACCTGTATATTTGGATGGCCGCTTATTGACCATTACAGAAATTACTGAATACAGCGTGAAGCTGTCGGACCCGGCGCTTACTTCTCCCATTGAGCATGTGGAGGACCAGAAGCACTTTGAGCAGCTGCTGAAAAGAGATTCTCGTAACCAAAAGATTGTAGATTTTCTGCCTGCAGGCTACAATCAGGTTTCAGATGACATGAAAGACATTTTACTGAATGGATTATTGTCTAACGATGACAAAGCAGCACTTGCCGAAATGCTGAAACATAATGCAGGCAATGGCAAAATTGCAGCACAGCTTTCGAAAATGTTTCCCGCAGATGCACAGACGATGGAACTTGAAACCGGTGAAAAAGCTGACTGTTTTGTTTCCCCTGTTGGATTTGAAGTGGAAATTCACAACGAGAAATATGGGATGAACTGGACTAATGCTGCACCGGTTATACGCTATTTGTGGAAATCAGGCGATTTGGAAAGCACACAGTCAAGCAGCAACGAACCGGAACCAGTTCCGGATGAAAAACAGACAGAAGAAAATGGCACAAAAACCTACTATCATTTTTATTTCAAGAATCATTACCTATTTACAGTAGGCAATAAGGAAACCGCCACGAATGTACTTGATGATTTGTGTACCTTTTCAAATCATGAACCGGGCGGCCATTCTTGGGAAGATGATGGTGCAGTTGCAGAAAGTCAAAACATAGAAGCATCTGTTTCCTATTTTTCGGACGCTGATAAAGAAAAGACTGCGTATATACCGTTTTCTCAAAAAGCAGTTGAAAAGCATGAAAGCTGGCTTTCAAAGTACTATGCTGATCGAGTAGATGAGCAGTCACTTTGGTCAGCAAATATTATTCCGGGCAGTATTGAGTTTTTTTCTAAAAACAGTACAGCGAATGAAAACGTGCAGGCGGCGTATAAGGCTGGCGATACTGTAAAACTTTCCGAACAAATTTATACGATCGAATATGTTTCCAAAAACACAGTGCAGATATTCTTAAGTGATTGGGAAGAACTGGCACTTACTCCTAAAAAGATGTCAGTCAAATCCTTTAACAAGCAGATTCTCACAGAAAAGCAGCCCGAAAACAAAGAAATGATTGCTCGCATTTATGCAGCAAAAGTTGATACAGAACAGCTGAGTTTCTTTAATACGACCCAATCGGAATCAGTCCCAGTTACGGCAATCACACAATCAAGCATCAACAAACCGGAACCGGTTCCGGTTGAGAAGCAGAATTATGTACTGACCGCTGCTGATGTAGATGTGAGCGGGGCCAAAGCGAAATACAAAAATAATATTGCTGCCATACGGACACTGAAAGCTATACAGGCTGAAAATCGCACCGCAACACCGGAGGAACAGCGGGTGTTGGCACGGTATTCCGGCTGGGGCGGTGCAGCGGATGCGTTTGATGCATCAAAACCGGCATGGAAAAAAGAATATGCTGAATTAAAGGAATTACTGACAAAAGAAGAATATGCGGCAGCACGTGCTTCTACACTGAACGCACATTATACCAGTCCGGAAATCATTCGGGCAGTTTACAACGGTATTGAACATATCGGATTACAACCAAACAGCATTTTGGAACCGGCCTGCGGAACAGGCCGGTTTTTTGGTTGCCTGCCGGAATCTATGCGCGATTGTAAACTGCACGGAATTGAATTGGATAGAATAACCGGTCAAATCGCCCGGCAGCTCTATCCGGGAGCAAACATAGAAATCAAAGGTTTTGAAGAAAGTTCCGTAAAAGACAGCAGTTTTGATTTGGCGGTTGGAAATGTGCCGTTTGGAAATTACGAGGTTGCCGATGCCGCTTTCAAAGAAAAAGGTTTTTTGATTCATGACTATTTCTTTGCAAAGGCACTGCAAAAGATTCGCCCCGGCGGTATTGTTGCTTTCATTACCAGCAGCGGTACAATGGACAAACAGAACAGCACAGTCCGAAAATACATCAATCAGAGAGCACGCTTTTTGGGTGCTGTAAGACTGCCAGACAATGCTTTTTCAGCGGCCGGAACAAGCGTCACGAGTGATATTCTCTTTTTACAGAAGCGTGAAAGCGTCAATGAGGAACGTGACCGTCATGCGTGGGCAGACCCAGTGGACGGTACAGAAATAAGTTTCCTTGATGGTGTGGCAGTTAATCGGTACTTTGCTGAAAATCCACAAATGGTACTTGGTGAGATGAAGATGGTTTCCGGACCATACGGAATGACAGCAACTTGCGAAGCAGATGGTAATCTGCCGGAACAGTTGAATGCGGCAATGCAGCAGCTTGATGTGCTTGACACTGGGAAGGAAGCTGCGGAAGAACCGTATGGCATGATTGAGCAGCCTGCTGCATATGCGGAGTCTGCTGATGTGGAAAAGCCAATGGTAGATTTTGATAATTTACGGTTGTTCAGTTATGCGGCAGAAGGAGAGAATATTTACTTTAAGGAAGCCAATGGCATGGTGCCTGTGGAGTGCACCGATACTGTACGCAGGCGAATTACCGGCATGGCAGCAATCAGGGATATTACACGTTCTTTAATTGATGCGCAGGTAAACGGCGAATCGGATGAGCATATTCATGATTTGCAGAAAGCCTTAAACGAAAAGTATGATGCCTTCACAAAAGAATATGGTCTGCTGTCAAGCAAGGCCAATCAATCGGCCTTTCACCAAGACTCTTCATATCCGCTGCTGCGTTCCCTGGAAACACTGGATGATAATGATCGACTCAAAGAAAAAGCGGCTATTTTTTCAAAGCGCACGATTGAACCGGCCGTTCCGGTCACTTCGGTTGATACAGCCAGTGAAGCACTGGCTGTATCACTGCGGGAAAAAGCAAAGGTGGATTTGCCCTACATGGCACAGCTGTTGGGAAATCAAGACCTGCAAAAGGTTGCAGATGACCTGCAGGGAGTAATTTACCGTGACTTTACCGCTGGGGATAGGGATAGTACGGATGGTTCTGTTTTGATTGCTACTTGTCCCTATGTGACAGCAGATGAATATTTTTCCGGAAATGTTCGTGCACGCCTGAAAGCAACCAGAACCCTTCTGCAGACAATCCCCAATGAATACCAGCTTGAAGCTCAAAAAAATATTGCAGCACTGGAAAAGATACAGCCGGAACCGCTTTCGGCTGGTGAAATTCACGTTAGAGTTGGCACACCGTGGATAGACAAAGAGTATTATCAACGGTTTTTGTACGATTTGTTGAAAACGCCGCCTTCTATGCAGGCTGACAACTGGTCAAGAAGTCATAATAAAATTGAAGTATTGTATTCTTCTGCAACAGGAGAATGGAATGTAATCAATAAATCATTAGACAGAAATAATATTTTGGCAGCAGCAACCTATGGCACATCACGATACAGTGCTTATGCGCTGTTTGACACGCTTCTGAATCAACGTATGGTTCGTGTTACCGATACGATTGAAGATGCAGACGGAAAGAAAAAGAGTGTCCTTAACCGAAAAGAAACTGCCGCGGCACAGGAAAAAGCGGATATGATAGATGAACAATTCCAATCGTGGATTTGGAAAGACCCGAAACGGCGGGAAACTCTTTGCAGCAAATACAACCGGATGTTTAATTCTACCAGACCGCGCGAGTACGACGGCAGTCATCTGCAGTTTGTTGGCATGAACAAAGAAATTAAGCTGCGGCCGCATCAACTGAATGCAGTTGCACGCATGCTGTACAGTAACCGAAACACACTGCTTGCACACGTTGTGGGCGCAGGAAAGACGTATGAAATGATTACAGCAATTATGGAGAGCAAACGTCTGGGATTGTGCAAAAAGGCCATGATTATTGTACCCAATCATTTGACAGAACAATGGGGTGAGGACTTTGTTACCCTTTACCCGGGTGCAAATATTTTAGTGGCATCCGAAAAAGATTTTACACCGCAGAACCGGAAAACCATGTGCAGCAGGATTGCTACCGGTAATTATGATGCTGTCATTATCGGTCACAGCCAGTTTGCAAAAATTCCACTGTCAGACGAAGAGCAGAAGAAATTCATCACTGAGGAAATAACGGAACTCGAAACCGGTTTGGAAGAACTTCAGAATGATGACGCCCCACGTTTTACGGTAAAACAGATGGAAAAGTCCAAAAAAGGCTTGGAAGCTCGGCTCAAAAAACTTGCAGATAAACCGCAGCGTGATGATGTGATAACGTTTGAGGAACTGGGTGTCGACAGGCTCTATGTAGATGAGGCACACAATTTCAAAAATTTATATTATTTCACAAAAATGTCGAATGTGGCGGGCATTTCACAGACGGATGCGCAGAAATCTTCTGATCTGTTCATGAAAGTCCGCTATCTTGACCGTATAACCGGCGGCCGCGGAACGGTATTTGCAACCGGTACGCCAATCAGCAACTCCATGGTGGAAATGTATACTATGCAGCGGTATCTCCAGTATGAAGATTTGAAGGAACTTGGTATGCTGCATTTTGACAACTGGGCGGCAAATTTCGGACAAAAAGAGGTTGCAATGGAATTAAAACCGGAGGGTTCAGGGTATCGGGCAAAAACACGGTTTGCGAAGTTCTACAATTTGCCGGAACTTATGAGCCTTTGGCGTGAATCTGCTGATATTCAAACTGCCG